GCGTTCGCGTACGAGCCGCCAACCGACACACCTTTCGAAGCGCTGTAGAGGTATGAGAACCCGCTCGCGCCAAAAACGAAGCCGTCTCCACATGGGTGCAGAAAATCGGGTCCCTTTGACGTGTCGAGCACATCGGAGTAGCTCACATCAGCCGCGCTCGCGGTGCTCAACGCCGCTCGACCGCGTCGCGATTGCACGACCCCGACTGCCGGAAAACGTACATTGCGCGCGACTGTGATGGTCCCGGGTGGCGCCGCGAACGGCTCCAGGTCGTCACGCATGCCCGGGATGACAGGCACCGTGATGGCGGTGTTCTGCTCACCCTGGGGCATTCATCCACCAATTCGCCCCGTCCGTCTTGAGCACGTACAGGCCGACCTTGTTGAACGTCACCGAAGCTGCACCGTTGATTAGCGGCACGGTCCGTCCATCCGTGCCATAGCCAACCGGAACAAGCGTAAGCGCGTTGCCGGTAGCCATCAGCACGACGTCGAGCGGGGCACCGATGAAACGCGGGTCGACTCGCGGCAGTTGCATGGCGGCGTCGGCACCGAGTTCGACTCGGTTCAGTTCGCCCCAAACCAAGCTGGCGCCAACTTGACCGTACTTGGGGCGCTGGACGCCTTTTTCGACGCCGGAGCGAGTTAGGAAAATGCCAAGGCGCAGCAGGGTCTGGACAAAGCTGCGCACGCCTGAAACTAGGCGCTGACCCTCCGCGCTGTCCGACGTAGCGGGTAGGCTGGGCTCTCGGGCTTGGGTCATAGCGTGCTCGCCGCCACCCGCTGAAACGCTGCCAGCGAGGCGCTGTACTTATACGTCACCGACATGCCTGCCGCGTTCAGGACCTTGTCACTAAAGACGGTCAGGTTGAATGCGCCGGTAGCGTTGGCGGTGCGCACTACCGTCCACTCTTGCCCGTCCGTGAGGCTTGCGGTGGGCGGCGCCACCGTTTTGTTCCCGGTCAGCGGCGAGTTGAACATCTGCACTTGGGCAGAGTTCACAGTCAGCGTGATGCTGTTGTCGCCGTTGTTCCCGGATACACTGGGCTGCTGATAGATGCGGTGCCCCGTGCCGCTTTGTAGATCGATCGGGGTGTTGCACTCTTGCAGGTCATTCACTCCGAGCCGACAATTCTGCGCGTTCGTGTCGGCGAAAACTCCGCGCAGCCCAACCGGGGTGGCGCCGCCCACGCGCACACCTTCAACCAGAATCTTTTGGCACAACCCGGCGCCGGTCGCGTTGATGTAGACCGCGATTCCCGTGGCGCTCGCAGCGTGCCGCAGTGAACCGCTCACCTTGACGTTCACTGAGTCGCGAATGCGAACGAGTTGCGCAGCAACCTGGGTCGGCTCGACAACGGTCACATCGATGTCACCGGTATCGACGTTTTGAATCCAGACGCTTGCGTTCGCGTTTGTGCAGCCGATCGCGGTGCACCCGGTCAGTGAGACGTTTCGCAGTGTCACAGTGCTGACGGTATTCGCGACGTAGTAGCTGATTCCGGTAGAATCCTCAGCAACGCAACCCGTCATGCGCAGGAAACGGACGGCGGCAGTGGCTCCGCGCGTCGGATGCGTCACGCGGTATGCCTCGGCTCCAGAACGAACGGAGCGGCAGTTGGTCAGGGTGAACCCCGACTCCTGGTCGCTTTCATTGTGCAGCACGAAGCCTGCGTCGGTCGAGAAATACGATTCGCAGTCTTCCAGCGTGACGCTTGGGCACTCGATGTTGAATCCAGCCCCAGTCGAGCTGTAGCTCACGCACTTTGCGAACTTGAGGTCCTCGGCCGCCGTGTGCGTGTCAAAAGCGTCGCCGCCACCGCCACCGCGCGCGGGCGTCGTCGAGTAGCATTTCATCCCGCGCCAAGTAATGCGCCGGGTGATACCCTTGGTGTTCGTGCTGTTGCCTGTGGTCGTGATGTGACGAACGCGCTCGGCAGTGAAGCCGTCCACTTCGCAATCCTGGCAGGCGTTGTCGAACAGCACGCCGTACGCCTGCTGATCGTTGACGAAATCCTTCGCGTGACCGCCGCGTACCTGGCAGAAAATGGAGTCCTGAAACCAGATGCCTACGAGGTCGGTGCGCTCGAAATCGACGTTTTCGACCACGCACCGCTCGCCTAGGAAAATCTGGATTCCGCGGTGGTCCTTGTCGACTCCGGCCGTGGTTACCGTGCCGCCGCCGAGAATCTTTCCGCCTGATACCCAGATGTCCCGGACCGGCGTCACCTTGCTGGCCGTGGCGCTGTTCGCGGTGTTGTAGGCGCCGCCACGCAATGGCGTCTCGAGCGTGACCGTGGTCCCGGACACCGAGGCGACCCGGACCAGCTCGCCGATTTTGCTGTTGGTGCTCGATGCGTCGAACACGCTGTTCGAACAAATGCGAATCAGATCGCCCTGGGCTAACGTGGCAGCGTTTGGAGCCGAGAGGCTGATGGAAGTAGCGCCCTTGGCAGCGTTCGCGGTAAGCGCCAGCGTCGCGCCCTCCGTGCCAGTCGCCGAAAGCGCGCAGGTGGCGTCAGCGGATCCCGAGATGTCCAGAACGGCGTTCTGGTGCATGACCACGGTCGCGCCACTGGGCAGCGTGAGTCCGCCCGAGGACAGGTTGACCGTGCCGTTGATGTAGACTGTGAAACCAAGCGTGGTCGCGGCTGTGATGGCGGCCTGAAGCAACGCCTGGTCTGTGCTGTTGCCCGTCGCCTTGTACGAGTAGACCGGCTGCGAGTCGATCATGTCGCGCAAGAGACCGCCCACGCGGCTCGCGGTGTTCGCGAAGCCGCCGGTCTCCGTGCGAATCTGATTCGCGCGAGCCAGCAGGTCTGTGGTGCTCTGCGCGGTCATCCGAAGGTCGGGTCAAAGGTGTTGTCGTAGGTCGAGCCGTACCAACCGCGGCGTGCCCGGAGTCGCTGAACATCGACAATCTCTTTCGGCGCCTCCGCGTCGCGCTCGCTCTTCATCACGTCGATGCGCGCGAGCTGTTCCGCGTACATGTTCGCCAGCGTCGCGGACGGGCGCTTTTCGATCTCGCGCATCTCCATGGCCACGCCGACCGTCAGCATCTTTTCCCAGCCGTTGATGCCATCGAACGTGTCAGCGTCGTTCACCAGGTCCACGTAAACCGGCACGTATTGGAGCTTGCAGGTCACGTCGCTGGATGGCTCGGGCAGGATTTCGAGCTGGGAAGCGCGCAGACGGTACGCCTTGGCGTCATAGCGCGACCACTTGTGCCAGGTCGACTCGTAGGCGATTCGGAGCCGCGTCGAGCCGACCGTAAACATCAGCTCATGGTCCTGGTCAGTCCACTCGAGCGTGACAGAATCGAGCTGGTAGAAATTCGAAGGTAGGTCGTAACGGGACGTGCCGCCGACAATCGCGATCGTGGCCTCGGTGGCGTAGTAGGCCGAGCCGCGCGCCTCGACTAGGAGGTCATAGAGCTCGCGACCCTTGATGTTCACCAGCCGGGTCAGCTCGGCGTCGCTGATGAACGAGCTCGAGCTACCAGGGCGCTGGTCGGCGTAAAGCCGGGCATCCGTGCGCAATTGTAGGAGTGTCACGCTGGATGCCACGGCTTTGCCTCACAGTCCGAGTTCGTCGTCTTCTTCGCTTCCCGTTTCCTCGCCCGGCGTCTCCTCGTATTCGGAGGGGTCGTCGCAGGCTTCCTTCGCGCGGCGGAAGGCCAGTTCGGCGCCTTCTGCGTCGCCCGACTTCAGCGCGTCGAACATGTCGAGCAACGCCGAACCGACTTCGCCGCCGCCTCCGGACTTGCCCGCCTCGTCACCGCCCGGAGCGGGCGGCCCTTTCGAGCCGCCGCCCTTGGGCTTCGCGAGCAGCGCCATGATGCCGGTGCCTGCCATCAGGAATCCGCATCCGAGAAGCACAGCGTGACGCTCACGCTGTTGTTGGCGTTTGCGGCGATGTCCGTCGGGGTCGCGGCCGCAAGGGCACGGACCAAAACGGTCACTGCCGACGTGGTGCCGAGGTTGGCGATGGTGGCGAACTGCAAGGTCAGGTCAGTGGCCGAAGCCATCTGAATCGACCCGTACTTGCTCAGCAGCTTCTTGTAGGGGTCCTGGAGCGTGATGAGCCACTCGCCTGCCGTCGCGTTGCGCACGACGCTGGCGACGCCCTTGCCACCCACCAGGGTACCTGCCGCCACGGTGTAAGCCGTGTTGCTGGTACCCTGCGGCAGGAACGTCAGGTTGATTTCGTAGACCTTGCGGTCCAGCGTTTTCGGCGATTCGAGCCAGGTTCGCTGGGCCATGCATTACACCTTTCGGTAGCGAACGGTGCAGGTGCTTGCTGGCGTGACGGTGCCGGTGCTGGCGTGGGTTTTCTTCAGGGTCAGAATCTGCCCATCGTTGACGAGCAGGTTCGCTGCCGTCGCCGAAAGCGTCATCGATTTGAAGGTGTCAGCAACCCAGTTGCCGCTCGCCACGTTGGTGACGATGCTGGCCACCGTGGTAGCCGACCCGCCAGCGCCGTCCGCCTTGGCCAACGTGATGGTGTTCGCGGTGGCATCCGCTGCCGTGAGTGCCGCTCCCGGGCAAATCGTCACGTCGATGATTTGCACGTTGAACGGGACCTTGATGAGCGCGTACGTGTAGTCGGTGCCGGCGGCGGCATCGAGCGTGATCGGCATGTTCCAGATGCCGTCCGACAACAGGTCTTGCACGTCCGCATCGCCAGTTGCCTGGTCGTTCGCGTAAACGCCTTTGAACTCTTTGAGTACGTTTGCGACAGTCATTGTTCGCTCCTCCTCACCACGTGATGACGATCGGAACGTTGTTCATCTCGTATCCGTAATTGCCGTACGCACCCAGTCGGAACTGGACGGCATCGGCGTTCGCAAGCACCTGAGTCGACTGCGCTCCGCCCCAGTTGAGAGGTCCGGGGCACTCGCCCGCGGTCATGATGGTGATGTCGTCGGGGTCGACCAGGCGGCAGTAGCCCTTCGGCGCGAACGGGTCCGGAACGATTTCGCAATCGCCCGCAGCCGTGTACACCGTGATGCCCTTGAAGCCCGTCGAACCTTCGCGGTTCTTCGCGTCCACGATGCGCTTGGAGCCGAGCTCCTTCACCAGCTGGTTGAAGTCCAGCGGGTGCGCGTAACCGCGAGGCAGGCGGCTGGTCAGCACGGCCGCTTGCGCAGTCGCGTTGAGCACCGAGTCCTCGTAGCTGCCGCCACTGTTCGCGCTGTAGCGGTCGCCCGCTTGGCGCGTCAGGTCGCCGACGCTTCGATCCATGCCGAAGAACGAGTCGCCGGACGTCGGAGCGGTGATGGGGTTCCAGCCACCGAGGCCCGACCAAGCGTTCGCGTAGTCACCGGGGCGGAAGATGTAGTGGCTCGTTCCGGCGCCGTACGTGCTCCAGTTGTTCGCCAGCGTGATGGTGCCCGTGCCGCGGTTGATGGCGGTGATTTGGGCCTGGTTGCCGTTGACGCCTGAGTTGACACCAGCCGGGGAAGAACCCGTGCCGTTGTCGCTGGCCGTCTGGATCCAGTCGCCGACTTCGAGCTTCACCAGGTCGCTCGGGTTCGTGACCGTGATGGTCGTGGACGCGACAGTTGAGCTCGAAGTGATTTGAGCCAGAGCGCCACCGGCGTCACCGTGGAACTTGCTCGAGAGAGACAGGGTGAACTTGTAGTTCGCCTTGTCCATTTCGGCCTTCAGCACCTTCAGCACCGCCATCTTGTCGTTCATCGACGTGGCGATGGCCTGACCGGTCACGGATGCGACCTGGTACTCGGTGCGGTGCGTGATGAAGAAGCGCTTCTGCGTGGACGGGCCTTGGTTGGCCAGCGCGGTCGGGAAGTCGGCGCTACCGCCGCTCGTACCGCTCGTCGCCACGTTGATGTACGCGCCTTCGCCGCCGAAGTCGGTCTTCTTCTTGGCGTCCGCCAGCGCGATGGACTTTTTGTACATCACGTCGGCGATCCCCTTGGGATACATGCGCTTGTAGAGCGCCAGCTGACTTGTTTGAGTCGCTACGGCCATCAGAGTCTCCCGCGCGTCGGGCGACTCGATGTGTTGGTCAGAGCCCGTACTGCGCTAAAAATTCGTGGTCATTTGCCAATGCTCGGAGGGACTCTTCTTCGCTGGGAGCGCGCTGTGTTGCAGCTGCTGCCACGCTTGGCCCTACCGAACGCCCTGGCGAACTCTGCGCCGTATGCGGCTGTTTTGGAGCGGTGCCACCGCTGGCCCCTTGTGGGGGTGCCGCACCGAAGTGCGACTGGAGTTCCTTCTCCATGTCACCCAGAAGGGTTTGGATGGGGACGGTTCCGTTGGTCTTGACGATGGCATCTTCGATGAAACTAGTCAAGCGCGCTTGATCATCTTTGAAGATGCGCGTCAGGTGCGGAGTGGTGGTCGAGTTCAGCACGGTGTGCGCGATTGCCTGGCGCTTGTGCTCGATTTGCCCTTCCAGTTGCTGCACTTGAGCTTGGGTTCGCTCGTTCGCGAAACCGTTGCGCAACTCCTCGATCTGGCGACGTTGCTCGTCCAGCATTTGCTGCAAGTGAGGCTCCAGCTTCGGGCGTTGACCGTGAGTGAGAACGCTGATGAATTCTTCGACCGCCGCGATGCCGTCCTTTCCCGTGAGCTGGCCAAGGGAGGCGACCATCAGCTCCTTGTTGCCTGAGTACATGCCCTGAAGATTGGAACGCATGGTATTGCGTTCCCAGTCGAAGGTGGCCTTGTCCCTCTTGAACGACTCGACCTTGGTCTTGAGCTTCTCGGCCTTGCCGCGGACGTGTCGCTCGTAGCCCTTCAGTTCCAGGTACTTCTGGTGCTGAAGCTTCCGCAGTTCTTGCACCCGAATCTTCGCCTTGATGACACCTTCTCGAGTGTCGAGCGCCTCCTCGGAGAAAATCTCATCGTCTGGTGCCGAGGGCTCTTTCGCCGTATCCTTGACCTCGGCCGGCTCGGCGCTGTTTTCGCCGCCATCACCCTCCCCGGTATTCGTCTCCGCCGAGTCGGCCGCCTCTGCCGTTTCAGCGCTCAGGTCGCCAAGGATGGCGTCCAGGCCGTGAGTCATGGCGCTGACGGATTCGCCGCCGGGAGGCGGTGCCGCCGGGGTTGCTGCGGCGGTCGCTGCTGCTGCTACTGCTTCTGACATGGGTAGTCCTTCTCAGGCCGCTTGGGGCATGGGCGCGGGTGGCGGCGGCATGGGAGGCCCGGCGCCGGGCGGCGCTCCCATCGGTGGTCCGTTGACGGGAGGCGCAGGCGGGGCAGCCAGGGCGGCCTGCTTGGCCTTCTCGGCGTCGACCAGCTGCTGCGCCGTCTCGTAGAAGCGCCGAAGCGCGTCGAGCTTGCTCTCGGGGTAGCCCTTCGCCTCGTACTTGTTGAGCCGCGAGGAGGCGATGCTCAGGCACAGCTCCAGGTCGAGGTACGGGTGCGGCATGCACTTCTCGAACGGCTCACCCTTGAGCAAGCCGGCGATCTTCTTTTCGATGTTGAGCCGCTTGGCGATGTGGTCGCCGATGAGCGCCTCGACGTCGGGATGATCAACCAGCGTGAGCGCCTGCTCGGCCGTGATGAATCCGGCCTGCATCCAATCGATGAGCTTGTTCGCCTTCGCTGCCGGGGTCTGAGGCAGCAAATTGGTCGGCCAGCACTTCACCCGGTAGACGGCACTGCCACCGAGGTCCGCTTTGATGAAGTCGACCGAGCGCAAATCACGGTCGCCGCCAAGCATGACCTTGTAGTCCTCGCCGTTTTGCTTGCAGTGCTTGGCGAGCATGCGGTGGCAGTCGATGACGAGCTGGGCGAGGTCGGTGTGGAACAACTCCCAGGCGTGCATCTTCGTGGTGTGCCGCGCGCTCAGTTCGTCGCTGAGGTGCTGCATACCCGGCGCGTGGTCGATTCCGGCAGGCTTCTGCCCCGTCATCGCCATCTCGTTCAGGCCGTACTCTTTCTCACACCAAGCGATGATTTCCTTCTCGCGAGAGAGGTACTCACCGGGGACGGCTTGCGGCACGAGCGGGTAGATGGCCTGGCTCGGCGGTACGCTCGACTCGAGAATGTCTTTGTTGCTGTTCGTGATTTTCCCGACGTTCAGCTTCGCGTTCTTCCAGACAATCAGCCGCGGGTGGCTGTGGAAGTGCATGATTTCGGCGACATTGCGCGCGATATCGTTGAGCATCACTTGCGGGCCGGCGAACATCTCCGGCACCGAGCGCGACCAGTACGAGCGGCGCTTGCGTTGCGGCTTGAACCAAGCGATCGGGAAGTAAGGAAACGGCCACGGCTCATCGATGAGCGTCATGCCCTCGATGCACAACACGCGGCGCCCGTCGTGTCCGGGGTTCAGCGTCGGGTCGAACTCGCCATCTTCGTTGAGGCCCCATGACTTCGGGTCATCGCGGTCCACGCTCGAGCTGGGCAAGTGCCACGCCTCGAAAATCTCCACGTCGTCAACGAACGTCTCGTTCTTGTCGGCGTGGCTGTGGCTGAGGTCACGCGGAGCGAGCGGCGCGTTGGCGATGGCCTCGAGCACTTCGGGCTTTGCGTCGCGGAACATCGCGAGCAGCTGAGAGCGGTCGATGGCGTCGTAGTAGAAGCCGCTGCGGGGCTTTCCTAGCCGAGACTCGCGCGTGCTCACCATGAAGCGGCACGCCTCGATGCGGTCGAGCACGGGGCGCTTGCCCGCGTAGTCCGGGTACACTTTCACGCCGCCAGCATCGGACAGGTGCCCGTCAAAGCAGACGTGCTCCCCGAGCTCGCCGTAAATCTTGGCGTCCCAAAACGTGCCTTCGACGACGGCTTGCAGCTCCTCGGCTTGCTGCTGCTCGTCGGCGTCTCCGTCCTCGGTCAGAATGAGCGGGCGGATGCGGTTCTGAACGAGCCGCGAGACGGACGTGTCCGTGATGCTCTGGATGACGTTGTAGCCGGTCGGGTTTGGGTTGATGCCGACCGCGCCGAGCGCGTTGCGGGTCGCGCCGTCGTCGTCATCGCCGCTCCAGTCACACCCATAGTACAGCTCCGCGCAGTCCAGCTGGCGTTGCTGGCGATTGCGGCCCTGGTCTTCCCAGAGCTGGCGAGTGAGGCGTGTCACGTCGGCGGCCGGGTCGCGAACCTGCTCGGCGTCGGCGGTGAGCGCGTCCAGGTCGGAGCTGCCGGCGCCTTCCTTGAGGTAGCCGGCATGGGCGAACCACCATTGCTGTGCGATCACGAGACGCTCCCGCGCTTGAGGATGCGAGCGAAGGCGCCAGGGAGAGGCGGCGCCTCGGGCTCCGTGGCGGGCGGCGCGATCGTGTCAACCTCGCTGTGAGCAGGCGGCACGAGCGTGTCCAAGTTGAGCGGCGAAATGGTCGGGAAGAACTCGACCGAGTGAATTTCTTCGTTGCTGTAGAACGTCACGCTCTTGATACCGAGCGCGCGTAGTTGCTTCAGTCGTTCATCGTCAACCATTTAGCCCACCTCTGAAAACAGTCCTGGCCAAGTTGCCGCGGTCGTTCTGTGCAGCCACCGCGCGCAACGCCGCTTCGAGTCCCGGGTCTTTCTCGCGCAACGTCACAGCCGGAGTCGGCGGCGGGAACGCCAAGCACAACCCGAGCGGCGGCACGTAGTCACAATGGCGACCGTCCGCCGTTACCGGCATTCCGATCGTCGTGGTCTTCTGGTTCACCTTGCGCTTCACGCGCAGCAGGTCGGCGCGCAACTGCCGGTCCGGTGATAGCTCGAGCCGTTCGCTCTCGAGCAACATGCGGATGTTTTCGACGCGGTGAACGTTGTCCTCTTGCGTCATCACCGCTTCGCAAATCTCGAGCCCCTCCTGCTCAGCAATCACGCGCAGCGAATCGATGTGGTAGCCGTCCGACCAGACTTCCTTGAGCCCGTACGGCTTCAGCTCACGCGCCGCCTCGCGCAGCACGAGGTCTGGACGAAGCGGCGCCGCCTTGCTCCCGCGCCACTGCTTCGAGAGAGCTACGTAGTAGTGCGGCTCCCCATTCTCGGCCAATCCGTCACAGCCAAGAACCACCAGCGTCCAGCCGTTGCCGCGCATCGCTGGGTCCATGCTTGCAACGTAGTGATGCCCGGGACGGGGAGTGACCGCTTCCGGACCTTTGCGCATCGCCGCGTCCACGATGATGCTGCTGAAGAGCTGGTCTTCCGAGTCGGCGAACTTGCCGAGCACGTCTGTCACGTACGACCGCGGCGCGTGAACCCGCGTCCACTCACACCGCTTCGGCGTCCACCAAATCGGGTTGAGTAGCGGGCCCGTGCCGCGCACCACCACGATGCTTTCGCTCGGCCGCCCGAAGTGGTCCTGATTCATCTGGAACACCGGCCCGAAAGGCACGTTCGGCGAGCCGATGATCATGATTTGCGAGCCCGGGCGCATGCGGCCAGCAATGGCATGAAGCGCGTCGTCCAGATTGCGCACGCCGTCTTCCTGCCCGGCCATGCGAGGCGCCTCGTCAAAGATGCACGTCGCAAGCCAGCGCCCGACTAGCGTCGTGCCGTACTTGCTCATCGCCGTGACCTTCACCTCGACGACGCGGCCCGAATGGTGGCGAATCAGCACGCTGTCCGCGGTCGGTTCGCCCGCCAAGTGCTCGCGCAAATGCGGCTTTGCTTGAATCGTACCGACCAGGTGGTTGAACACCTGGTGCGCCGAATCCTTGTCCACGCTCAGGACAGGAATGCGCAATTCGTCGCCTGGTTTCAGCCCACTCACGTCACACGTGAGCGCGCAGCCAAAAGCCTTTGCTGCCGAGATCATCGACTTGGCGCCACGAATTGCAGCTAGGATGACGAGCGTTCGCGGCATCACGCCCGGCGTCGGCTGCACGTCACCGAAGCCCTCGCGGACGCCCGGGTCGTTCCAGAGGTCGCCGATCGGAACGCCGTCCGACACTCGGCAAATCGCTCGCTGGAGCGGCGTGGCCGTCGTCAGGCCAAACGCTTCGTTCGAAGTCAGAAGCGCCTCCGTCATTGACGAAAGAGGCGCGTTCAAAATGTCAGCCTTTTGTCAGTGACTCGGCAAAAAAAAGAGCAGCGGAGCATCAGTGCAGCTCCACCGCGTCGCGCCGCGCGAAATACTTGGCTCGCTCGTCGCCAAGCTTGTCACAAACCTTGTCGAGCACCTTGCGGAAGTTACTAATCGTCGCCCTCCGCTGCGTCAGCGCAATCTCGCGGATGTTCGAGTAGGTGAACTCGACCTCGAACGGGCGCCCGTCCTTGTCGCGCACCGTGAAGCGCCAGCCATCGCGGTTGCCGAGCTCGGAAACGCCAAGTCCGATTCGGCCGTCCACCCACGGGCAGCGCTCCCGAACCCGCCGCGCCAGCGCGTTGTAAAATTCGTGCTCCGTCCGCGCCAGCTCGTCGGCCTTGAGCGTCGTCATGGCCGGGTCTTCCACCCCGCCGACGTCGCAATCGGTCCCGCCGCGCAGTCCGTCCTGGAGAATGTCGACCACGTCCGAGGCGAGCGAATCCTCCTCGCGCGAGGTCGTCTTGACCAGGTGCACACCAGCAACGGGGGCGGGGTCTTTGTGCTGTTGGCTCACGGCCGGCCCCCCAGATTCGCCACCGCACGCTGGTGCGCCATCAGCCCCGGCAGGTACAGCCGCTCTTCCACGTTCTTCGATTCCCGCGGCACCTTGACGACGGACAGGTGGTAAGGGCTTTGAGTGAAAAGGTGGATCTCGACGTCGCCCTCGGTTTCGCGCGACGGCATCACGCTGACCCGGACGTTCGCGGGGTGCGGCTCGTCGGCAATCATCTCCTGAACCGCGCGGAGCCACTGAAGCTGACGCTGCTCGGTCAGCACGCGCTCGACCTCGGCGGCGGTCGGGACTTCTTCCTCGGTGAGGGCAGCGGCGGTCACTTGCCGCCCCGCGCCAGCCCGGCATTCAGCGCCCGCAGCCCCATCTCGTTTTCCGAATCGCGGCAGACCGAACGCAGCGTTTCGAGTTCGCGTGGGGTGAACGCGGCGAGCACGACGTCTTTCGGCGGCTGTACGACGGGCTGAGTCGGGGTCGGCGCCGGGACGGAAGCGCCCCTGCCGGAACGGGCCAGTTCGGGTTGCTTCATCGCGTGCCTTTCGCTTCGTCCACGCGACGGAAGGGCAGGGACGATTCGTGGGAAATAGGCTGGGTTTTGAGGGGGAGGGACCCAGAATCGATGCCACCCCCCATCGAAAAGGGGGACACCTCGGGAGCTTCGGCAGACACACCTACACCCGCCCCGGGTATGCCCTGACCCATGGGTGCCGTCTGACCCAGCCTGCTCATCAGCCCGGTGACCGGGTTGCTGCTGGCCTTCGCGTCTTCCCTGGCCGCCTCGTACGCCTTGTTCAGCGCGTCCGTCGCGACGATGGCCAGCCCGGCCTGGTTGCGCATGTGCTTGTCGGCCAGCTCCTGCTCTTCGCCGAATGCAACCTCGGCAAAAAGCGACTGGAGCTCGAGCGCCTGGTGCGCCCGCATCGCGTGGTGCGCCAAGACCATGGCCCGTGCCGACGCCTGGCCGCCTGCTACGGCGTTCAGGTCCGCCCGGACGGTCTGCCACGTCTCTTCCGTCCTGCGGCGCACCAGAGAGGCTACTGGGCCGGCTCGCTTGGCCAGCGCCTCGACTGCAGTCGCTACCTGCTCGTCGCTGTACTGCTTCGGCCGCACGTCCAGCACCGTTATCGACGCCGTACCAGCTCCGCGCGTCTCAACCACGCCAGGAATTCGCTGGGAGGTCGCGCATGCGGACGCTTGGCCGGGCACGCACGTACGAATGTCAGGTTTCTGTCACTGAGTCAAGTCTGACCCGGGTGAAAAGTGACCCTGGTGGCCTCGCGCGGGCGTACGCGACCAGTTGGATCGGTGGTGACGGGCAACCATCCGGCCCGCCGTCTGTCACGTGTCACGTCCTGTCCTAACCTGTTTCTCATGAGTTCTATTTCTGGGAACATGATGTGCTCCCCACGTCATATGGAGATAGGTTGTGACAGTTGTGACAACGTGACTTCACCACAATTCCTGCTGGTCCGGTGTCACAACCTCTTCGTCCGAGGTTAAGGCAGGTCGTGACGGGTGAAAGTAGCGCCACTCCCTGAGCTTTCCGTTCCTAACCTGGTGAGACTTAAAGCCAAGTTGGCGCAGAATGGTCCCGACTCGCATCGCCTCGGGCTTCCCAATGCCGTCCCGTCGAGCCCCAAGCGCTCCGAGCAGCACCTGCGTTGTCGTCAAGCCGTGCTTCAATTCTACATCCTCGGAGCCGTGAGGACGTGACAGCGGGTTGGGGTTGGCGCACCGGCGGACCCAGTCTCGGATGATGGGCGTCCAGGGGTGCTCATCGACCATGCGCTCGTCCTGCTCGCCCTCGGCAGCGGCAATGAGCTCGTCCGTGTCGAGCCACCAAACAGCGCCGCCCTGGAACGCCTGGAACGCCTCGGCCCAAAGCTGGTCGCGATCCTTGGCCAGGTCGTCGATTCGAATGTCGCCAGCGGCTACCGGCCAGAATCGGCGGTTGCCTGTGAGGTCCTGTAGGTACTTGTCCTCATTCGTGGTGCCAGCGAAAACCGTCTGACGCGGGTAGTCACGGGTGCGCTTGCCATAGCTCGGGCGGTAGGAGTCTTTCGAGCTCGTGAGGAACGCCTTGATGCGGGTGAGCTCCTGGTTCTTCATGGCGTCGAGCTCGGCCATCTCGATTACCCACTTGCCACGGAGCGCCTGATATGCGTCTACCTTCCCAAGGTCGAGTTTCGTGTCGGCGAACCAGTTTTGACCGACCAAAGCGGCGAGAGCGGTGCTTTTCCGCTTTCCTTGCTCACCCTCGATAATTAGCA